AGGCGAACCTCATGCGGTACCGTCAGACCGAGGCGCCGGCCCCGATGGGCATCTTCGGCGGCGGGATGCCTGCCCCGGCCAAGGCCGAGGACATGCCCAGCGAGGACGTGGGCGAGGCATCGGTGGACGTGGAGGCCGAGGCGGAACCTGAGGCCCTGACGGTGGACATGGAGCCGGACGAGGTGGTAGTGAAGTCCATGGACACCAAGCCCTGCGACCGGCCGCGCATGAAGGTGCCCCGCAAGTACAAGGCCGCGACGCTGTGGGACGAGTCGACCGGCGTGCCGACCGTGGGCAGTTCGCTTTTCCGTCGGTTCCTGTCCGCCCTGACCGGCTGGTACACGCAGGCCGTGCCCAGCATGATCGACGATACCGGCATCGTGCAAATGCCCGACAATGCCGCCATCGAGGACCTCAACAAGATCGCCGATCGGTTCGTGGCCGACATGCTCAAGGTCGGCGCCATGGACGGCCTCGCCAAGATCGGCATGGACCCCGATGACGGTGCGTTCAACGTCGCCAGCGAGACGGCCATGTCGTACGTGCGTAATCGCGGCCTCGAGTTGGCCAAGACCATCCCCGAAACGCTCAAGGGCCATGTCGCCGTCGCCATCGAGAAGCAACTGGCGGCCGGCGCCAGCATCGCCAGTCTGCGTGACGCGATCAAGGAGGCGGCCCCAGACCTGACCGAGTGGCAAGCCGTCCGCATCGCTAGAACCGAGACGGCCATGGCCTACTGCGAGGGCAACCGCCAGGCATGGGAACAGCAGGGCGTGGCGACCAAGGCGTGGACGGTGGCGGGCGGCCCGTGCCCAATCTGCGAGGGCATCGGCGACGCCTACCCCAACGACATTCCGATCGGCGAAGCGTTCTCCACGGGCAACGGCTCGTGGCAGGCCCCGCCCGCACACCCGAACTGCCGGTGCGACCTGTTGCCCGGCGTGGAGTACGTCAATGACGAGTGACCGTGCAACCCAGATCGTTCAGGCCATCCGCCGCAGGGCCGTCGCCACTGGCGTCCTGACCAAGGCCGACAGCCCCATCGGCGTGATGGCGGGCAAGCAGACGTACCACGCCAAGGCCAAGGTCAAGCAGGCCGCGGGGCAACCGCTGGAAGTCATCTGCTACGCCTCGACGGCGGCGGTCGACTTGGAGCGGGAGGTGGTGCTGCCCAGCGGCTGCGACATGCAGACGTACCTGGGCGTCAACCGCAACTTGTTCGTCGACCACAACTACGACGTGTGCTCGGCCGTCGCCACGGTTCGGAGCATGTCGCTCACCCCGTCGGGCTGGCTGTGCCACGGCGTGTTCCATGACGACATGACCAACCCGTACGTCCGTGCCTGCGTGGCGTTGGCCAAGGCGGGCACGCTGGCCATGTCGATCGGCTTCGAGGCCCTCGAGTGGGGCCCGCCGACGGCCGCCGAGACGGTGGCGTACCCCGGCATCGAGTCGATCGTCCGCCGGTGCAAGGTGCTCGAGGTGTCGTACACGGCCCTGCCCATGAACGTGACCTGTCGCATGGTGTCGGGCGGCGGGCTCGACATGGCGGCCGCCGACAAGAGCCGGAAGGCCCTGCTCGAGGCCAAGGTGCCCGACCGCGTGATGGCCGACTTCGGCGTGCGTGCCAAGCGAACCATCGTCCTGCGGTGACGCGGGTACACTGACGGCGCATTCCCTCCTTCTCCCTGCCAGCGATGCGACGGCACGCTGGCGGGTTCAACCGAATACACCTGCACACGGCAGGTATCGCACGCCGGCCCGAGCGTTTCGCGCCGCGTGCCGTGCCGAGTCCGAGCAGAGAGCCCCATTTCCGCGGCCAAGCCGCGAAAGGTTCTCATGCTCACTCGCAAGACTCTCATCGACTCGCTCAAGGCCAACGGCCTGACTGGCGAAGTCACCATCGACTCCGCCAAGGCGTACATCGCCAAGTTGGACGCCGAGGGCATCAAGTTCACCGACGCCGACGGCGCCGCCATCGACGTCGACGCCGTGTGGTCCACGTTCTCCGCCGTCAAGGTCGCCGACGATGTGACCGGCGTCAAGGGCAGCAAGGCCCCGCACGCGGCCATCGCCGACAACGACGAGCCCGTCAGCGGCGGCACGCCGCAGCGGTTCAGCATCGGCAACAACATCAAGAAGGCGTACCAGGCCAAGATCAAGAGCGGCCGCGCGGTGTTCCACGACGCCGATCAGGCCGAAGCCTTCGGTTCGTGGGCCCGTCTCGCCCTCCTCGGCACGTACGACTACGGTTCCCAGAAGCGGGCCGACATCGAAATCTGCCGCAAGACGCAGGTCGAGTTCAACAACCAACTCGGCGGCGCCCTGGTGCCGATCGAGTTCCTCCCGAACCTCGTCTGGCTGACCGAGCAGTACGGCATCGCCCGCAAGGTGGCGAACGTGGTCCCCATGTCCCGCGACGTGATGACCGTGCCTCGCAAAACGGGCCTCGCGTCGATGGTGCCGATCGCCGAGGCGGGCACGATCACCGGCCTCGACAACTCGTACAACAACGTCACCCTGACGGCCAAGAAGTACGGCGTGCTGTACCAGATCAGCCGCGAACTCATGGCCGACAGCGCGATCAACATCGCGGATGACGTGGCCCGCAGCATCGCCGAGTCGCAGGCGATCGCCGAGGACAACGCGTACTTCCTCGGTGACGGCACCTCGACCTACGCCAACCAGGTCGGCCTTGCTAACGCCCTTCCGGCGTCGGCCTACATTGACGTGTCGCTGGCGTGGTCGGCCATGACCGTGGCCAGTTTCACCCAGATCATGGGCAGCGTCGAGAACGTCAACCCGGCCCGCCTCGCGTTCGTCTGCAGCCGCCAGTTCTTCGCGCAGGTCATGCTCCGCGTGGACAAGACCGCCAACCAGTTCAAGGAACTGACCATGGGCGGCCTCGGCGGCGACGCCACCTTCCTCGGCTACCCCGTGTTCTTCAGCCAAGTCCTGCCCAAGGCGACCGGCACCAACATCAAGTCGTGCTACTTCGGCGACTTCACCGGCGGCACCATGCTGGGCGATCGTCGCCAGTTGGAGATTCAGACCTCCGACCAGTTCTATTTCAACGCCGACAGCCTCGCCGTCCGCGGCACCAGCCGCTTCTGCGTGGACATCCACGGCGACGGCCGCGGCTCGACCTACGGCCCGGTGGTCTGCCTCGTCGGTGACTGATCCGCTCTGACTCTCACGAAAGGAACCTGACTCATGAACGTTCTCCTCAACGCGTACATCGCTGGCGGCACCTCGACGGGTGGTCCGCTGGACATCAACGGCACGACCAACACCGGCGTCGCCTTCGACACGACCGTCCTCGGCGGTCTGGGCGAAGTGGCGGCCATCGTCACCTTCGGCAACGTCGCGGCTGACACGACCCTGCTCGAGGTCCAGCACAGCAACGACAACAGCACTTGGGCCAAGGTCACCGGCGCCGAGTTCCTCTTGACGGACCTGCCCACGAATGCCGCTGGTGACAACAAGCAGTGGCTGTTCCACTTCCGCACGGGCGGATCGCTGCGTCGCTACCTCCGCGTCCGCTGCACGGCTGGCGCTGGTGCGACGCTCTACGGCGTGATCTGGATCGGCCTCCACGGCGCCAAGGGCGTGACCGGCACGACGGAAGTCGAGCGTTCGGCCTCGCAGAACCTCGGCAACTCGTCCGCGCTGCTGGGTCGCGTGGTCGTGTCCGTCTGATTCTTTCTCGCTCACACACCCTCGGCCCGCGGCGAAAGCAACGGGCCGGGTTTCATGGCCAGCCTCATCAGCATCGCCGAATACAAGGTCTGGGCGGGCATCACCGGCACCGCACAGGACGCCCTGCTGACCGTCCTGGTGGACGCGGTGTCGATGGAGGTGCGGCGTCTGTGCGACCGCAACCTGACCGACGGCTTTGAGAGCAAGTCTCGGACCGAGCGGTACGACGGCACGGACGAGGCGACGATCCAACTCATCGAGTGGCCCGTCACGGCGATCACCAGCGTCACGCTCTACACGGCTGGCGGCGATACGGACGTGCTCGACTCCGACACGTACCGCGTGAACGGTGACAGTGGCGTGCTGAGCCGCATCGACCCGAAGATGGGCCGCTTCCCCGTCACGGCGTTCGGCACGGTCAACGCCACCTTCAGCGTGCAGCCGTGGTTCGACCAAGGCTTCGACAACGTCGAGGTGGTCTACACCGGCGGGTATGCGACGATCCCGGCGGACATCAAGATGGCCTGTTACCGGCTCACGGACTTGGCGTATGCCGCCCGCGGCCGGAACATGGGCATCCAGTCCGAAAGCCTCGGCGGGTACTCCTACACCAACATGGACCCGGCCAAGACCACGGCCATCAAGGCGGAACTGATCCGAGCGTACAACACCGGGAGGGCGTGACGTGGCTAACACGCCGTGGCATTTGCTCAAGCAAACGATGGACGTCTACACGACGACATGGGCGACGGCCAATGACGGCGTACCGCGTGGCACATCTCCCGGCACGGCGTCGTTCTCGGTGGCGTGCAGCGTACAACCGGGCTCGGCGGCGGATGGTCTGGTTTACGGCCGCGACACCACGACCAAGATCTTCGAGGTGTACTGCGCACCCGTCACGACAGCCGGCGCCGCATGGGGCGTGACGCCCAAGGACAAGGTCATCATCAACGGCGTGCAGTACCGGGTCGCGGGCCAACCCCGAGACCTGATCCTGCAGGGCGTGGTGTACGTGGTCACCCTTGAGAGAGACCAAGACTGATGGCCCTCCGCGTGACCAAAACGATCATGCAACTGGACCGCCCACGGCTGCAGCAACTGCTCGGCGATGCGGCCAATCATGGCGTCGACCGGGCAGCCACGCAGTGCGTGCGGTTCATCAAGCAGTCGTTCACCAAGACGAGCATGTATCAGCCGTCGCCGGTGGGCTCGACGCCCGGCACGGTGACGGGCAACCTGCGTAGGTCGATCACGGCCACGCCGGCGAAGAACGGCAGGGCGATTGTCGGCACGAATGTGAAATACGCCCGCGTGCAGGAACTTGGCGGCGTCATCAAGCCCACAACGTCCAAGTACCTGACCATTCCCGTCAACGTCGCGGCGGCCAAGATGCGAGCGACCACGGCTAGCCTGCGGACGCAAAACCTGACGTTTCGCAAGGGTCGGCATCCGGGCGTGGCGTTCCTGTTCCGCACCACCAAGGGCAAGAACGCCAGATCGGAACTGATGTTTGTGCTCAAGCGGTTCGTCCGCATCCCGGCCCGGCCGTTCATGCGGCCCGCCGCGACCAGCAAAGAGAACCAGTCCGCCATGATCAAAGCGTTCCGCAACGGATTCCGCAGCGTTATCGCTCGGGCGTTCAGGCCTGCACCGGGGGCACCCACATGATCCTGTCCAGCATCTATCAAGCCATCTTCGACCGCGTGAAGGCCGACACGGGTGCCGGTGGGCTTTACGAAGGCAACGCATGGAAACTGATTAGCGGCGCCTACAGCGTGTTCGGCACGCCGGCGGCGATGGTTTACCCGTACCTGCTGATTGCAGTTCGCCTCGATCAGGATCATTCGCTTCCTGCCGACGAGTTCAACGCCACCGCGACGTTCAACGTGTACGACCAGGTGCAGAACTACGTGAGCGGAACTGACTTTTCAACCCGCGTCACCGGCGTCTTCAATCGCCTACACGGCGACGCCATCCTTCAAACGGGTCGCGTTCCGACCTACGGCTTTCACCGGCACCTGTTAAATCTGCCGACCAACGGGTACACTGCCAAGGCCAGCCACTGTTTTGTTAGGACGTACGACAGCAACATGGTCGACGAGCACACCGTGCAGGCAACGATGACCGCGACGTTCAGAGTATCGGCACTTGC